GGCTGGCAAGCTAACGCCAGCAATGATGGACCGCATATCAAAGGAGCGCGAAAATGCCTAGCTTCAGCGGCATACCAGGTGCCGGAAAGTTCTCTCAGTCCAAACTGATGCAAGTCTACCGCCGTGGGCTGGGTGCCTACTACTCAAGTGGCTCCAGGCCAAAGGTATCAGCTAACGCCTGGGCGATGGGTCGCGTGAAATCTTTTGTCACAGGAAAGGGCGGCGCAAGGAAGGCTGACGCTGATTTACTGAAAGGCAAGTCTGGTGACACTAAAAAAACATCAAAATCCTAAAGGCGGTCTGAACGCTGCGGGTCGGGCGCACTTCAACAGGACAACTGGTTCTAACCTGCGTCCCCCAGTCAGACGCGGAGACAGCCCACGCCGCGCTTCTTTCCTGGCCAGAATGGCTGGCAACAGCGGACCTGAGCGAGACGCAAAGGGAAAGCCGACCAGGTTGCTCCTGAGTCTCCAGGCTTGGGGCGCATCATCAAAGGCAGATGCCAGGCGTAAGTCTGCGGCAATATCAAAGAGATTGAAGGGTAAGAAAAATGGCACAGCTTGAACCCCGCGAGATAATGAAAAGGGCTGAAAAAGCCGAAGCCAGGAAAGACCAGTGGCGTACCATTTATGAGGAGTGCTATGAGTTTGCGCTTCCACAACGCAACCTTTACAGCGGCTACTATGAGGGCAAAACACCAGGGCAAAACAAAATGGCCAGGGTGTTTGACGCTACAGCCGTCAACTCAACACAGCGTTTTGCTAACCGTATCCAGTCTGCCCTCTTCCCGCCTTACCGTAACTGGTGCCGTCTGCAAGCAGGGAATGATGTGCCTGAGGAACGCAAAGAAGAGATAGGTCAGGCCCTGGATATCTATACTGAGAAAATGTTTGACGTTATCCGGCAGACTAACTTTGACCTGGCAATGTCAGAGTTTCTCCTGGATTTATGTGTTGGCACTGCTGTCATGCTGGTTCAGCCAGGAGATGATGATGGTCCCGTCCGCTTTACCGCTGTCCCACAATACCTGGTCAGCCTGGAAGAAGGGCCCTATGGCGTGGTCGATAACGTCTACCGCAAAATGCGGGTCCGCGTGGATGTAATCCAAAGGCAGTGGCCAGATGCCAAGCTGCCAGAAGACCTGGCGCAAAAGGTCCAGGACAAGCCAGATGAAGAGATTGACCTGATTGAAGCGACTGTCTGGTCTGAGAAAATGCAGACCTACTGCTATCACCTGGTCTATTCAAAGGACAAGAAACACGCTGGGGCAGTTGACCTGGTATATCGAACCATGACTGTCAGCCCCTGGATTGTCGCCAGGTATATGAAAGTTTCCGGCGAAGTCTATGGGCGCGGCCCCCTGGTCAGTGCGTTGCCGGATATTAAGACCCTGAATAAGGTGAAAGAACTGGTACTGAAAAACGCCTCTATCGCTGTAGCTGGTGTCTACACAGCCGCAGATGACGGCGTTTTGAACCCGCAGAACATCACTATTGCGCCTGGTGCCATCATTCCTGTGGCCAGGAACGGCGGTCCCCAGGGCGAAAGTATCAAGCCGTTGCGCTCTGCTGCGGACTTCAATGTGGGCCAGCTAGTTATCAACGACCTTATCATGGGCATTAAGAAAATGCTTTTGGACGACACCCTTCCCCTGGACACTCAATCAGCCAGGTCAGCTACAGAAATCGTGGAACGCATGAAGGAGTTGTCACAGAACATGGGTGCCGCCTACGGGCGTCTGATTACAGAATGTATGATGCCCCTGGTGAATCGCATCCTGTTTGTGATGGATGAGCAAAACCTGGTTGATATGCCACTCAAGGCTGATGGCAAGGTTGTCAGGGTTATTCCTGTCTCTCCCCTGGCTCAGGCTCAGAACATGGACGACTTACAGAATGTATTGCAGTTCGCTCAGATTGCTCAGACTGCTGGGCCTATGGGTCAGGTCGCTATCAACCAGGATGAGATGCTGGATTATATCATTGAGAAAATGGGCGTCCCTCGCCGCGTTGTTAATAGCGCAGAAGAGCGCGGGGCCGTAGTAGAGCAAATGCAAGCTGCTATGGCTGAGATGAAGGGTCCGGCACAGCAATGAAGTGTATGGACTGTGACGACCAGGAACTAATACACGGCGGAGACCATGACTGTGAAGATGGTGAGCATTTAATAGTTTCCAATCTTACTTGCCCAGTTTGTGAGGCTTTTGTCCTGGTGTACAGGTTTAAGGAAAACGATAATGAGTGAGGAAATAGATAAGACCTTTGTGCGTTGCTTCTCCACAAAGGACGGCCAGGCAGTTCTGGAATTTTTACGAAACACAACAATAGAACAACCCACCTGGTTCCCAGGGGATGACCCCTCTCATGGCTTTCACCGTGAGGGGCAGAACTCCCTGGTCAGAGATATTGAGAAGCGTATCAAAAGAGGTAGAACCCTATGAGTGAAGAACAACTGGCCGTGAGCGACAACTCGGAAGAGCCGCAAACCGATAACCAGGAGCAACAAACTCTCCTTGATTTACAACCAAAAGAAGAACCAGCCCAGGACACTGAACCGGAGGCCATGCCTCATATCCAGGAAGATGCGGACGCAGATGAGCCGATTGACTGGGGTGATAGGCCTGACTGGATACCGCAACAGTTCTGGTCTGAAGATGACGGCCCAGATGTTGAGGGTGTTTTCAAGTCCTATAACGAACTCAGGTCTAAAATGTCCCAGGGGCTGCACAAGGCACCTAAGGACGGCGAATACGCGATGGACATCATGTCTGATGCTGGTGTAGCTGAAGATGACGACATGGCCACTGGTTATCTGGAACTGGCCAAAAAGCATGGCATTAGCCAGGATGCCTTTAACGAGATTGCGTCTTTGTACTTCAACAGTGTTGGAGATGCAGAAGAGATGGCCGCTGTTAGCGTGGCAGATGAAAAAGCAAAGATAGGCCGCAATGCTGACCGCATCATTGGTGAGACTGAGAAGTGGCTCATGAAAATGAGTTCTTCTGGCGTGATTACTCAGCAAGAGACAGAGGCCCTGGCCAATGCCTCAACCAATGGGCACTTCATCACAGCCATGAATAAGATACGCCAGTCTTACAATGAGGCCCCTATCCCGACCATAGATTTACAGGAAGGGGCAACTATGACACGCCAGGAGTTGGATGAGATGGTTGCAGACCCGCGTTATGGTAAGGACATGGCCTTCACCCGCAATGTTGAGCAAGAGTTCATGAAAGCGTTTGGTGAAGCGTAGGGCGTAATACAATAGCCAACAGTAGCGGTTGTTAGTTGCACAGTGCCCCTAAGGTGGATATAACTGGTGTAACTGACAACCGTTTTTTTGCGGCCAGTTCTCGCAATACACGGCCCTCATGGACAACCGTAAGCGATGTGAAACCTTGTTTTTATTTTTCTAAGGAGAAAGCAAATGGCTGTATCAATCAGCAACGCATTTGTTACCCTCTTTGATAGTGAGGTGAAGCAAGCCTACCAGGGTCAACGGATACTGGCTGGCTTAACTCGTGAGCGCACTGTTGAGGGTTCAACTGTAAAATTTCCGAAAATCGGTAAGGGCACCGCATCTATTCGCGTGCCTCAAACTGATGTAACTCCAATGTCAGTGACCTATAGCCAGGTTACAGCGACTATGGAAGATTATATTGCCGCTGAATACAGTGACATATTCAATCAAGCTAAAGTAAACTTTCAGGACCGAGCAGAGCTAGTCCAGGTGGTTTCTGGAGCGATTGGACGGCGTATGGACCAGGTTGTAATTGACGCCCTGGTTGCAGCATCCGGCACAAACACTGTGGCAAATTCTGTCGGGGGTTCTAACACGAACCTCAATGTTGCCAAGCTACGGGCAACAAAGAAAGCTATGGACGCCAAAAACGTCCCAGCAGAGGGCCGCTGTATTATTGCACACGCCAACAATATGGATGCTTTGCTTGCTGAAACAGAAGTCACAAGTTCTGATTTCAACAGCGTCAAAGCCTTGGTCACGGGGCAGGTCGCAGACAATACGTTTCTAGGATTTAGGTTCATTCAGCTTGGAGACAGGGATGAGGGTGGTTTGGCCATTGATGGTTCAAATGACCGTATCGTCTATGCTTTCCATAAGGACGCTATGGGTCTGGGTATCGGCATGGGGCAGCAGAGCCGCGTTGATTACATTCCAGAGAAGACATCCTTCCTGGTCGCGTCAATGTTCTCCGCTGGCAGTGTAGCGATTGACGCAGATGGAATCACAAAAATCACTTGCCGCGAATCGTAAGAGAGGAGACTGAGATATGGCTTATTCAAAAACTGGTCTTCAACCTATCGGCGGTCAGGGCAAAGCTGGAACTGCACCGCAAATGTGGTCTTACACTTCAGCGGATGCGATAGCTACAGTTAACACTGCTGGTTATTTCAATGACGCCTCTGACCTTCTGAAGGTTGGCGACCTTATGTACATCCATGATTCGAACACACCAACTGGCTCTTTGGTCATTGTGTTGAGCAATGCCTCAGGTGTTGTGGACGTTTCTGACGGTACAACTATCGCTGTTACAGATAGCGACTAACTTCCTCCCCTGGGGCGGGTTTTATCATTTTCCCGCCCTAGCCAACTAAGGAGAGTGGCATGGCCTCAGGTGATACCAAACTGTCTATATGCTCAGACGCTTTGATAATGCTTGGAGCCGCGCCGCTTTCTTCTTTTTCAGAGGGCACAGATAGCGCACAAATTACGGACCGCCTCTATGACGACATCCGCGACAGTACGCTTGGGATGCACCCCTGGACATTCTCATTCAAAAAGACCCAGCTATCCAGGACAACTAGCACTCCTGTCAACGAGTTCCTGTACGAATACCAGTTGCCAGGTGACAGGCTGAACAATGTCAGGGCTGTGTTTGTCAGCGGCACATCTGGCGCAAAGCCCATACGTTATGGCTGGGAAATAATGGGTGACAAGCTGCTATCCTCAGAAGAGAAAATATTTGTGGACTATCAGTTCCCTACGCCAGAAGGTGAAATGCCCACATACTTTGTGCAACTTTTAAAATATATGATGGCCTGGAATATCGCAGAAACTGTGACTGACCAGATAACCAAAGCAGATTATTTTAGAGGGATTGCTATGGGTACACCCTCCGAGAATATGCGTGGCGGCTTTTTCCGCGTTGCGACATCCATAGACAGCCAGAACCGACAGA